AAAAACAGTCTTCTCTTGATTCTGCTATTCGTGCTGGTAGGTTGCGGCTCCCGTCCACAAGTTGTGTACAAGCCCCCGCAAATGCCCCCACTCCCGCCGGAGATAGCCCAAAAGAAAGAAGTGAACCTGTCAGACAGGTTTATGAAACTTCTGACTCCGAACGAGCAACCCTCGCAGCCATTGCCGAAATCATTGCCCAAGGCGACAGAAACACGGCCCAATTGAATGCGTGTATTGACAGTTATAACAAGGTAATGGGGGTGATAAATGGTAACAAGTGAACAACTGAAAAAACTCCACATTGGGGTTGAGTGGGTTGATGCCCTCAATGAAACCTTCAACACTTTTGGCATTAACACACAGAGACAGCAAGCAGCCTTTATCGGTCAATGTGGGCATGAGTGCGGTAACTTTAGAATCCTTGAAGAAAATCTTAACTATCGTGCTGAAACCCTGATGAAGTTGTGGAAGGCAAGGTTTCCAACGATGGAGATTGCCAATCAGTATTCCAAAAATCCTAAGAAGATTGCAAACAAGGTGTACAGCAGTCGTATGGGAAACAGGGATGAAGCATCTGGTGACGGGTATCGGTTCAGAGGCCGTGGGTGCATCCAGTTGACGGGCCATGCAAACTACTTCCATGCTGGGCAAGCCCTAGGAGTTGACTTTGTGATGGAGCCTGACCTTGTGGCAACGCCAAAGTATGCGGCATTGACCGCTGGTTGGTTCTGGTCAACCCACAATTGCAACAACCTTGCAGAAGCTGCTGATTGGGTTGGCTTGACCAAGAAGATCAATGGTGGGACTATTGGCCTAGATGACCGAATTAAGCACACTAACGAGGCTTTTGCGGTGCTTGGCTCTTGAGTTTTCCACGATTGAATATCTTGTGTTTCTTGAAGAAGTACAAGATAGCTTGGTAGGCAACACCAAACCTTTTAGCAATCTCTTTCTTGCTAACACCATCTTTCCATAGCGTCAATGCTCTGGATTCACTGATTTGAGTGGGTTTCCTGCCACTTCCAGGTCTTGCGCCACCCTTAGTCTTCATTCAAGGCCATCCAAACCATCAGGCAAACGCCGCCAATGGCTAATGCAATGCCCAGAAAACCTATGGCAAAGATTGTGATGATTGTCTCAATCACAAAACCCCCCTCATCTCCCATCCTGCAATAAAGTAGTTCCAACGTTGTTGCATAGCGGGGTTGATGTACTTGTACATCGAATTTGTTGCTAAATCAGCCTCTGTATAACCCTTTGAGCACATTAGGGCGTGGAATACTTGTCGAGATTTCATTGATTTTTCTCCTTGAGAATTTCCTCTGACCATTTGGCTCCAGCTATAAAGCTACAGCTTTCCTCTTCACTAACCACATACATATCCTCATCCGTCAGCCCTACCCATGTGCGAGGCGGCACTGGTTGTGCGTCTAGCATATCTCGACAGGCCAGGATGGACGCCATGTCATCAGGCTCTATCTCTTGCCCAAGCCTCTGAACCTCACGCATGGGGTCTGCCAATCGTTCTTTGAGTGCGGCGATTTCATTCTCATAATCACCATTCGGTGAGTTGGCACATTCCAACGCCTCAAGTGCCATTGCCATTGCTTCTTTGTCAGTCATGCTTGTTCTCCTACAACCCACACAGCTTTACCCTTAGTAGGCTCATATTCATCAAACTTCAAGCGGATGTACTGCTGTCCAGGTACACCAGCAGACTGCACATACCCTTGAATGCCAAAACTCTTGAGTTCTGTCACCACAACCATGCAAGCCCCAAACATTTCTTTGTCTGGTGTGACCTGCACAATGTCTCCAATAGCAATTTCATTCATTTCTTCATTCCTCTTACATAAGCCGCAAACGATTGAACTGTGTCCCTGCCAAACGCACCAGCAAACTTGTCTAGTTCCTTGGCAACTTCTTCAATCACTTCATTCCTGGCATTGTTCTCAGCAAATCTAATGATCTGGTGCTTGCGTGAACCTTGTAGACCCCAATCGCCCTGGCGCTTTGCCAAGTCTTCAAAAGCCTCGTCTTCAGGTTCTTTCATCTGCAATCTCCTGATCGTTACGCTTGATTTCATGCTTGAGATATGCCAAGTCAGCATAGGACAACTCATCTGTTATGTCCTTGATTTTCAGGTTAAAGCGCATCCACTTGACTGTTTTCTCACAGTATGCGATTAAGCCAACAGAATCATCACCCTCATGCCATTGGTAATCAACCTCAATGCGATCAATCTCTGGATTAAAGTCATCGTCTACCCAATCAAAAGGCACAAATTCAATTGTTTGCATCATTCACTCCTATCTGTTCAATGTCTTGTGCGGCAAGGAGGGCATCCAAGGCCACAGATTTAAGGATTACAAGGGCACTCTCTGGCAAGGATGGATTGAGAGCCTTGTGAGCCTCTACATCCTGCCAGAAAGCATTTAAACGATTGGTTTGTTGTTGGTTCATGCGTCAATTCTGCCTTGTCTGACAGAGATTGGAATAGGGATTTACCCTAACTTACGCATAACCCTTTGGAGTCGCCCAGAAACGCCTTTACGGGTTCCAATGACCTCAATGAAGCCCTTGTCAATCAGCGCCTTGTAACGGGCTGTGACGCTGGAATAGGGCAAGAATGGCAGCTTGGCAAGCACATCATCTGAGATGCAACCATCTGGGCCATAGGCGGCAATGGTTTCATAGACTAAGGACTCCATCTTTGTGGTGTCGATTGCCTGTGCTGCTTGGTGGGAAGTGGCAGGGTCTTCTTTGCGAGCAAGTTTAAACGGCGCAGTTCCAAAGAACTTTTCGACTGCACCACCAAACCAAGATTGATCTAATTTTGTCATGTCAACTCCTATTAAATTGGGGCCGTAGCCCCGTGAGGTTTATCAGAAAGGGATTGAAGCGTCATCCAGGTCATCAAAGGATGCCTTCTTTGGACTTTGTGCTTTTTCTTCCTTGGGGTTCACTGCCAAGCCCATGAACTTACCGTTCTTTCCTTCTTTAATCCAGGCGCTAATCCAATAATCAACACCAGCAACGGTGATATTTCCCTTGTAGTGAGGCTGCGATTCCTTCTCTCTATTTTCCGATTTGAACAAAACACCTGAGTTATCACGCTTATTTTCCATTTAACACTCCTTTGTATGCGGAAAAATTTTTATGCAACAAGTCTGTTGCTTCCATTGACACCAATTCTGCCAATTCTTTGTCTTCATAAGTCCCAAAATAATAAGACCTATAGTTTTTGCACAATGCAACTTTCCATTTTTTATTAACTTTGTGCCATGACACTCCTTTAACGCCTGAAGAATTAGTCCATCGAACTTTTTGATTTTGGGAGTTTTCTTGTTTGCTTGCTTCTCTTAAATTTTCAATTCGATTGTTTTGCTTGTTGCCATCAATGTGGTCAACAAACTCTGGAAAATATCCATAGTGATACAAAAAAATCAAGCGATGTGCTTTAAACGCTTTCGCATTTATTTTGATATGGATATATCCTGTGCCTTTATGAACGCATCCAGCAATAGAGCCAACTTCATTTATTCTGCCAATCTTACGAATCAATTGACCATCTTGATAGTCAAACGCAGACAAAACATAGTCCTGATCTATTGCTTTCTTTTCCATATTAGCCTCTTGATTTAACTTTATTTAACTTGTCATCGAGTTCAGCCAAGAACTTGATAACCTCTTTTTCCAGCGTTGCAATATACGCATCATCACGTTCAAAACGCTTGATAACTAATTGCAATTCTGCGGGAAACCTTGGGTCAAATGAACACAAATCTGTCCATTTAGCCCCTGTACAAGCCATCTGCCAACTGACCTGAACCTTATATTGATCGTCAATACCACCTAAGATACTTTCCAAGTGTGTATGCGACATTGGGCATTTCAGTTCAACCAAGCCTTCTCCAACAATCGCGTCTGGAGATGCGCCTGATTGCTCAATTGTGGGATGATTAACAAACGCTACCTCGTCAACCAATACGCCCATTTTTTGCTCGTAAGCGGCTCTGGCAAATGGTTCTTGCTCAGTTCCCCAGGCCATCGCATCATTGCTATACGACTCTGCTACTGAGTTTGTCAGTCGTTCCAACAACAACTGAGTCATGTATTTGTCTCTGCTTGTTGAGTAGCCTGACTTAGTGGTGGCAACAATGTCTTTTACTCTACTAGCAGTAACTTTTCCTAGTCTGAGCATCTTCCATTCGTCTGTGCCTTGGATGATTTCGTCACTCATTTCAGCACCTTTTTCTTAGCATCTTTGGCGGCAATCATCTTGGTCTGCCATGCCTTGTTTCCATCAGTAGCCGCAAATGCCTCGATATAGGCATTCTTTAGTTCTTCAACTGTTGTGGTGGCCTCGATAGCCGCAATGTAGTCAAGCATCCGTCCTTCATCAGGTGAGCCTTCATCGCTCTCACCTTCAGGCAAGTCTTCACCCGCATAGATATACAAGCCCAAGCCATGCAGACTCAAAGCCTTGGTCATACAACGCATGATGGCTGTATTGACAGCAAAAGCATCAGGGTTAGGGATGGCTTTGTTTCTGTAGTCCATCACAGGAAGCTGACAGGTCATTGGTTTGCCAAACATGGTGGCAGTAACAAACACCATTGCCGTACCATTGATATCCATGAAACACTTGTCTCCAAACATCTCTACCTTGTAGGAAGCAGTAGGATCAGCTTTGAGAGCCTCTGCCCATGCCCAAGCCCATGACAGGTAAGTCAGGTTGTTTTTCTTCTCTGTATGAGAATTAACATCTTTTTTAAGTAACGCTTCTATTGACATATTCACTCCTTTAAAAATTATCGTTTAACTCTTGATCAATGATTTGTGTTTGTTGGTCAAGGTCTAATTCCTTGAACTCAATGAAGTCTGCTTCTTGGCAGCAAACTATTCTGTTTCCCTTGATTGTCAGGCAATAAGGACAGTATTTAATGTCAGAAAACTCTTCCAAATAGGTCTGAAATAGTGATTTCATGTGAGCCTATCGAAAGCCATTTCCCAGAGAACATCACCTGCAACATCGGTGAGTTTGTTTAACTCATCTTCGGTTAGTGGTGTACCATCTTCGTAGCATCCACTTGAGAAGTAAGCATCAGAGAAGTCTGGATAATCTCTGCTGTCTACCCCATCTACTTCTAGATCTATGACCTTTTTTCCATTAAGAATCGGCATATTCACTCCTGTTAAACGTGGACTACTATTTGCCCACACCGCTAATGTGCCACACCTTTTTAGCCTTTTATACTAGGATTTACCCTAATAGACAGCACTTTTTTCTATGCTAATCTGAAAAGACTTGTCCTATTAGTAAATAGTCCTTCTACCTACTTCCTTCTTCTTATGCACGTTGAAATACTTGAACAAAGATGCGCTGAAGCCTTGCTTGGGTACTCTCAAACAATGGCAGATGCTTATACAACCGAACCAGAGGACTTAGATGCTTCTATGACTGCCTTGCTTGCTAGAACGCTAGAACTACATCTAAACCGCAAAATCAATTTGGAGAACCTTTTTAAATGACTCAAGCCATGATCATTAAAGCTCTACAGAATGGGCCACTTACTTCACAAGAACTCTGTGATTTAACAGGGATGCCTAAGTCCTCTGTATTGTCAACAGCTAAGAAGTTGAGATACAAAGGTGAGCTAACCACAGAAGAGGTTAAGGTTGGTCGCTACAGAGTTGCTAGGTACACCCTTGCTGACCACTTGATTGAGAGCAAGCCAAAAGACGAAGCCCGCTGCTTGCTAAACCCTTTTGACATCAGAAACGCCAAAGGTATCTTTAGTAAATCAGAGTATGCGGTGATGAATGCACAAGCTAAAAGATTGCTTGGCAGACCAAAACCTGCGAAAGAGATCACAAATAATCAATTTATTTAAAAAAACTTCTTGACATCTCTTTGATTTGTGTATAATCCAAACCGTCTGAGTGGCATCAGGCGATGAACGGAATACGAAACCCCATAGATTTCTGTGTGGTCTTGCCTGACAACAGGCGAACTTTTGATTCCGTTCAATCGTTTGTTGTTGCTCTCGCCAAGAGCCAAGACCACAGAGTGATTTATGGGGTTTTTGCTTTTGGGGACTGTAAGGATTGCAGACCAAAGTTAGCTGCAAGTAAAGTAGGACTCAGAACCTAGCCATTAGAGACTGGACACAGGTAGACCGCTCGTAAGGCCGCCGTAACTGTGTTGAGAGGCAACGGGGGAACTATCCCAAGCCAAGCCCACATGAGTGACCCGAAAGGGGTGCAGGAACGGGCAGATAGGACGCTCTGAGGCGTGTAATCCTGCAAGCTATGCAATCAGTAAGGTATAGCCCAATGTTCGTCCCAGACTTGTCTGAAACTAGCATAGGTACTCACTAATCTTGTTAACTCAGGATTAGGTGAGTATTTGCCAATTTGAACCCGACTGAACTGAACTAGCATATATAGGAAATGTATGAACTACTTGGTTAACCCGAACAAACCTTCCTCTCGTGCTCACCTTTGGGATGATGGAGATACATATTGCAAGATGTATTTAACTGGTGGGATGAGAAAGAAAAAATACAGGGTTTTTCCTGATTCACAGGACAGGGAAATTTGTTTAATGTGTGGGAATGTTTGGAAACAAATACACACATACAAGGATGAACATGGAAAAGTTTGAATTATTTTGGGTGGCATGGCCTAAGTCATTTAGAAAAGGTGGCAAGGCTGCCTGTCTCGTAAAGTGGAAAAAGTACTACTGTGAGACTTGTGCAGATCAAATCATTAAGCACATTGAGTGGATGAAAACAACAGACGCTTGGAGAAAAGACGATGGTGCTTTTATTCCTGCACCTTTGGTCTATCTGAACCAACAAAGATGGGATGGGGCTGAGATTCCAGAATCATTCGGGATCAAAGTTGAAGTGCAAATTGATCCTGCTTTGGCAAAGATTGATGCTGACAGAAAAAAAGCCGTCCCCATGCCTGAGCACATTAGGCAAGCAATGGCTCAATTAAGGAACAAATAATGAGCCACTACCAAGCCCACATCCTGTTAGACAAAGTAAAAGATGGAGTCCCCTTTCCACTTCATCTGATAAACAAAGCCTTAGAGCTTACTGGTGACCTAGAGTAAACCCCTATGGCATACAGCCGAAAATCAATATCAAATGCTGGAGACAGAGTTGTTTTGGAGAAAGCCGAGGCAAGGGAAATGTTCCGAACTTGGCAAACAAACAGAGATAACGATTTTGTTCGTGCCAGGCTTGAGCGTTGCGAAAGAATCTATGGAACTGGAGCAAGAGATCGGGTCAGGTTTTATATGCGTCAAATGAAAGAAGGACAAATTGAATGAGTTGGCACTATTTGCGGGAGCTGGAGGGGGAATCCTTGGAGGACATTTGCTCGGGTGGAGAACAGTTGCAGCCGTTGAAATCGAAGATTACCCACGCAGAGTTTTACTGCAACGGCAAGCTGATGGACTCTTACCTAGATTCCCTATCTGGGACGACATTAAAACATTCGATGGGAAGCCTTGGGCAGGAAAAGTCGATGTCATCTCAGGAGGTTTCCCATGCCAAGATTTGTCTGCAGCAGGAAAAGGAGCAGGACTTGATGGGGAACGATCAGGACTCTGGAGAGAAATGGCAAGGATCATTTGCGAAGTACGACCCCAATACACATTCATTGAGAACTCACCAATGCTCACTATTCGAGGACTCGACAGAGTATTGTGCGACCTTGCCTCGATGGGGTTCGATGCGAACTGGGGAGTGTTGGGAGCTTCCGATGTTGGAGCAAAACACCAACGGGACAGAATTTGGATTGTGGCCCACGCCAACAACACCAAGCGGAGGCGGGAATTGCGGGGGTTCTGGGGCTTACAAAAATGCATTAAAGAATGGAACTCACATTCCACATTCAATCAACCCGAACCTATACGAATGGTTGATGGGGTGGCCTCTAGGGTGGACAGACTTAAAGCCATTGGCAATGGACAAGTCCCCTTGTGTGCAGCAACAGCATGGAGAATCCTGAAATGAGCTTCATGGTCACTTTTAAAGTAGATGCTGACCCTGTCGGCAAACAAAGAGCAAGGTATGCCAAACGTGGAAACCATATTTCTACTTACACCCCTGACAAAACAAGAAACTATGAATCTTTAATCAAAGAAGCCGCCATAGAAGCAATGGGAAGTAGCGAACCCTTGGAAACCGCTGTAACGCTGTATTTGTACATCAGAGCACCAATTCCTAAGTCTTTGCCCAAAAAGCGCATAGAAGCCTGTTTAAACGGCTTGGAGAAGCCAATTAAGAAGCCAGATGCCTCCAATGTGCTTAAAAGTGTGGAAGATGCTATGAATGGAGTTGTTTACAAGGATGATTCTCAGATCGTGAATATCCATGTTTCCAAGGTTTATTCAAGTGTTTCAGGAGTAGACGTTTGCATAAAAGAATGCTTGGATTAGGGTAAGTCCCAATACAAAACCTTGCAAAACAAGACTAACATTTAATTTTTAACAGGAGTGAATGATGGAAAAAACTTGGGAATTTGATACAACCACAGGCGAAGGTAGCGAGATCGTTACAGTAGTTTACGAGTACGAGAACGATGGTGAGACTACTTACAACGAGTCAATCAAAGAGGTTTGGTTTGAGGGCAGAAACGTCATAGGGCTATTCTCTGACGAACACTTCAAAGAACTAGAGATGGAAGCGGCTATGCGTTTCCAACACCATAAGCTGAACTACAAGCACGAATGAGAAAGCGAACTAAACGCAAGGTCTGGGCATTGATTGACCCAATACAGCATGGAATCATTGGTGCGTCAATCACCCACAGAGACAAGCTAGACAAGCTCAGAATGATGGAATACTCAGCTTTAGAAGCAATGATCAAAGGACAAGGAACAGTAACCGATTGGCGAACCCTTGTCGATGTTCTAAACCTGAGTGAAACGATGGCAAGGCACAACATCGGAAAAGATGAAGTTTTACCTGTTTGCCAAAAAGCACAAGATGCCTTGCATCAAGCGGCAGAACGCTACCAAAACACAATGAAAATGGGTTTATCAGGCGAAGGCATCAAAGCGGTGAGGGATTTAATCGAATATGCTGATTTACAACAATCAAGCATTAGTCGATCTGAATTTGAGAGATATATTAAGAAAACCAAAGATTATATTAAATCAAATAATGATTTAGTCGTGGAGATAATATGAACAGAGATGACATTATTAAATTGGCAAAAGAGGCTAAGTTTTACATTAACGACAATGAAGCATATAGCCCATCCAATCAAGAAGACTTCGAGTTAACCGAACACCTAGAACGTTTTGCCAAACTGATAGCAGAGCATGAACGCAATGAAATAATAGAAATTTTGGATGCGTCAACTGGATACGTTCACATGGATGCAATAAGGGAGAGAACATGAGTGATAACCCTCACAAGGCAATACAGTTCCTGATTGATACAGCCCCTCTCTATTCCAAGGCCAAAGCCACTAGGATGTACTTAGAAGAATTCAGGAAATCACGCAAGGCTCAGTTAATGAGCCAGGCAGGAACAGAGGTTCTAGGTAAGCAAGAAACCTACGCCTATGCTCATGCTGACTACATCGAAATACTCGAAGGAATTAGGGAAGCAGTCGAATTGGAGGAGCGTTATCGTTGGCTAATGACGGCAGCACAAACCCGAATCGAGGTATTTAGAACCGAGCAATATAGTGCTAGGCATGAAATAAAAAACACCCAATGAACAACAAATTAAGCGCAAAGCAAAGGCTTCACATTGGGAAAGTTAAACTATTGCCATGCTCAGTGTGCGATCAACATGGGCCAAGTGACGCACATCACATAGAGCAAAAACTACAATATTGCGTGATCGCTTTATGCCGTGATTGTCACAATAGCTGGCACGGCACTAAGGCTATATGGCGCATCAAAAAAATGGATGAACTAGCAGCCCTTGACATAACCATTCGCAGATTGACTCAGGAAATGCCACTAGAAAGCGATTCAAGCCCCTTTTAAGACGTTTTCTAGTGCTTGTGCATACCAACTATGCCAGACGTAAAAAAAGAGCTTATAGCCCTTATTTGATAGACAAGAAAAAACCCTCCGTAGAGGGCTTGAATTTATCGTTTTGTAAGTATTCGTAAGATTAGGGCTAATGTTGCATAGATCATTCCATTACCTTTAGATCTTCCTCAATTACAGCCATTGCAGTACAAATATCGCTCCAAATCTCGTCAAATTGCGGATCACCCTCAGGGATAAGATCAGACCGATAAGCCTCTAGAGCATCCCAAATTATGTCAATTTGTTGTTTTACATCGTGCATTTTTAGCCCCTTAATAAACACAAACGCCACGGGAATAATAAGAATCTACATTTTTACCCTCTGGAATATCGTCAGGGCGGATTAAATAAAGTGCTGCCCCTCTAGGGTCACCTTGGATATAGGGTTTAATTTCAACTTGTGACATGGGCCAACCTAAAAAAGCCCATTCACGGGTGTTTCTAAGCCATAAAATGTGACTGAGCCGCTTTTTAGCCCCTTTTTCTCTGTCTGCAATGGGTGAGAGTTTGCCTGAGTATTCACTACGCCAAAAAGGTTTGCCAGCTTCATCCCGTTCAACACACCCGCCATCGATACCGCATTCAAGCTCATGCCATCGTTGCAAGGTCATGCTAATTTTGCGAAGTTTATCAGCTTCAAACGCTGTAAAACCTAAGTTTATAAGAGTAT